AGCGGCTTTCAATATATCACCTTTTCGAAATCGAAGTTGACCACCAGGGGTGTACATGTCTTCTTTCACAATGAAACTGTGAACAGAACCCTTCGATACTAACTTAATAAATTTCTGTCCGGGTTGAATTTTCCAAGAGTTGGCGAACTCTTGTTTCATATTTTCATTATCAATAAAACGATCATAGTCTTCGTTACTTGCTTCGATAATGTTTGAAATGCCTTCGTCTAAAGACTGTGCAGGTTTTACTTCGATCATGTTATGCTACCTCCTGAATTAAAGTATAAGGAACTCTCCATTTCGTTCCAGTGGATTCTTGGATTAATGCTTTGGATGGATTACATTTCAGTATCACTCCAAAGTGTTTACGACCTTGTGGTCGACCGAATTGGACTTTCTCACCAATTCGAAAACCGGCGAAGGAACCCTTCATGGGGTTTCTACGTCTGGTAGTGACTTGTTGTTCACGTACCATTTTAGATACAGTCACTAGACAATCGTCTGGTAACTTTTTGAGAAGATCCTTGATCTTCAACATGGTTTCTAAATTTGTTAAGTTGTGTTTCATAATGTAGTTCTCTCTTTCTTATTGGTTAAACATGTCTAGGTCTTCGATCTCATCGAAAGACACAATTTCAACATCATCATAGTTTGTTTCGTAATCACTATATTTGGTTAATAGTGTCTTACGTGTCTTACAAAACCCTTGAACAGGTTTTGGTTCAAAGTTAAACTCTTTTAACAGAGCGTCTAGGTTTTCGTCTTCATACATTTTGTTTTTCATACTTTTTATTCTATTGGTTTATTTGGTGAATACAAGGGTTATTTGGTAATATATTATTACTTTTGTTGGTCATTATTGTCGCACCTCTTCGATTGAAAATAATGAAATATCTTCGGTAGATACAGATAAAATTCGGTCATATTCTTCTAACATATCATTGAATGTTTCTTCGAAATATTCAACGGATTTATCGGGATAAGTTACTTTAAATAATTGTTTTTCCATATCTCTACGCTATCAGGTTGCACGGTATAGTCAAGGGTTAAAAAGGAAAAAATTGGTAAAATATTGCCACATTCTGTCGCACTGCGACATATTGTCGCACCCCTTATAAATATTACTATGAGTGAATGTAAAAATTGTGGTCATGGATGTCACTGTTCGAACGGTGGTTCGTGTACATCTTGTGGCTGCGGAAACTGTGAGTGTAAGTAATGGCAAAAGCAAAGTATGATAAAGATAAAGTAGCCCACGAATCAATCGTCAAAGGTACGTCTATTGGAGATGGTAAACTTAAACTTAATTCTATGAACAAATCAAAACGCAGAGATTTCAAAAAGTATAATCGTCAAGGTCGATAAATCTTATAGATTGTCATATAAATATTGGTATGGCAGGTCGTTACGATACAACATCTTTAAGTAGAGAAAGATCAAATCGAACTTACAAAGATTTGAATTTATCTTTTATTAAGAATCCTGCAACCAAAGACGTTGCAAAATTAAAAGATGTTGAAGCAGTCAAACGAAGTGTTCGTAATTTAATTGAACTGAATCATTTTGAAAAACCTTTTCATCCAGAGATTGGTTCTGATATAAGAAATCTGTTATTTGAAAACATGACACCAGTAACAGAGATTGCCATAACACGAGCAGTGGAAGATTTATTAACCGCCTATGAACCCAGAGCAAAATTGATTAGTGTTAAATCCAATCCACAGTACGACCGAAATGCCTATCAGGTGTCAATAAGTTTTTATGTTATTGGTTCTGCTGAATCAATTACAATTCAAACCATGTTAGAGAGAACACGTTAATGGCAAATGATTTACAGATTACTGATTTAGATTTTGATGATATCAAAAATAATTTAAAAACATTTTTATCCAGACAAACAGAATTTACTGATTATGATTTTGAAGGTTCTGGTATGAATATTCTTTTAGATATTCTTGCTTACAATACTCATTACAATGCCTTTCATGCTAACATGCTTGCCAATGAAATGTTTTTAGATTCAGCACAAACACGTTCTGCTGTAGTATCTCATGCTAAACATGTTGGATACACACCAAGATCAGCTCGTGCATCAACAGCCAGAGTAAACATTACAGTAAATAATGTTACTGGTGTTTCTACTTTAACAATAAATAAAGGTGCAACACTAACAACCTCGGTAGATGATACCACTTATCAATTTGTTGTCAATCAAGCAACAAGTATTACACCAACTAATGGTGTCTTTACATTTTCTAGTGTTCCCATTTATGAAGGTACTTTAGTTACTGAAAGATATACAGCAAATACATCGGATGCTGATCAACGTTTTCTTATTAACAATATTAATTCCGATACAACAACATTAAAAGTTACTGTTCAAAATTCTTCTAGTGATACAACAACACACACTTATACTTTAAATACAAGTTTAACCGATATTACTTCTACCTCTCGTGTTTATTTTTTACAAGAAGTAGAAGATCAAAAATTTGAAGTATTCTTTGGTGATAGTGTATTTGGTAAAGCAATAGAAAATGGAAACATTGTAACTTTGGAATATATTGTTTGTAATACAGATGAAGCAAATGGTGCATCTAGTTTTTCTTTCTCTGGTACAATCGGAGGTTTTGCTAATATCACAGTCACTACAACTTCAAATGCAAGTGGTGGAGCTTTACCAGAAACAGTTAAGTCAATTAAGTTTAATGCACCAAGAAGATATTCAGCACAAAATCGAGCAGTCACAACAGCAGACTATAAAGCAATTGTACAAGATGTATATGCAAATGTACAGTCAATACAAGTATGGGGTGGGGAAGATAACAATCCTCCAACTTATGGTCGTGTGTTTATTGCAATCAAACCTACCAGTGGTGTCACATTAACAAACTCTGTAAAACAATCTATCATATCTAGTCTTGGTAATTATTCAATTGGTTCTATTATACCTGTAATTGTTGATGCTAATATTACTTACTTAGTACCTGAAGTTTATGTAAAGTATGATTCTAAAATAACATCAAAGACTGATACTGATATTGAATCAGTTGTTCTATCAAGCATTACAGATTTCAACACAAGTCAATTACAACAATTTGGTAAGATGTTTAGATATTCTAAATTTATTTCTACTATTGATAATTCTGATTCATCCATTCTTTCTAACATTACAAGATTAAAACTATATCAATATTTTACACCAAATACTTCTGGTACAAATACTTACACAATTGATTTTAATAATGGTTTATATCACCCACACGCCGGTCATACTTCTATTTTAGAAACAACAGGATTTAATACTAACGATGGTTCTGGTAGAGAATACTTTTTAGATGATGATGGTTCTGGTAATGTTCGTTTAATCTATTATGTAGGTGGAACAAAAACAGTTCAAAACTCAGCACAAGGAACCATTAATTATACCACTGGACAAATTGTAATTAATAATATTTACATTACTGCTGTTTCTAATGTTGATGGTGCAACAAGCACAAAGATTAGAATAAAGACACAACCTGCATCAAACGATATTGTTCCTGTTCGTCAACAACTTTTAGAAATAGATTTAAACAATATTATTATTGATGCAAACTTAGATACTTATGAAACTAATGCAGGTGTAGGATATACAACTAATGCAAGTTCATATGCAGGTACAGGAACAACTGCAGGTACAACAACAGGAACAACAACTACTGTGACAACGACTGGTGCTGGTTCTGGATCATCATCAAGTTATTAATGACCAATGGCAAAATATAATGATAAAATCCAATCGTATGTAAGTCAACAACTACCTGACTTTGTTTTATCACGTCATCCTCAATTACTAGAATTTGTCAAACAATATTATACTCTTTTAGAATCTGCTCAACTTACTATTACCAATCAAGGTGATGTAGATAATATTTTACTTGAAACCGAAGTTACATCTTTTCTTCAACTAAATGCTACTGATGAATTTGGAAATGATAATGGTGATTATCTTGTTGATGAACAATCTGGTATTGGTGAATTTCAATCTGGTGAAATTATTACAGGACAAACATCTGGTCAAACTGCAACAATATTAGTTGAAGATGCTGATAACGGAAAATTATATATTTCAGCAAATACAAGATTTATTATTGGTGAAGAAATTATTGGTTCAAGTTCTAATGCAACTGCAAGAGTAGGAAAATATAAAGCAAATCCTTTAGAAAATATTAATCAACTTTTAGAATATGCAAATGTTGATGAAACACTAGATGAATTTTTTATTCAATTTAGAAATGCTTTCTTAGATGCAATACCAAATGAATTAGATAATAGTTTAGATAAAAGAAAATTTACAAAAAGAGTTATTGATTTATATCGTGCTAAAGGAACTAAAAAAGCACATGAAATATTTTTTAAAGCATTATTCAATCAGACACCTGAGATATATTATCCAAACAGAGATATGCTTCGTGTCTCCGATGGTAAGTGGTCTGTCGATTCAATTTTAAAAGTTACATTAATTTCACCATCTGATGGTGATACAGGAAACTTGGTTGGGCAAACAATCACACAACAAACAGTCGTAGGTAATACAGTCATACAAGAAGCAACAGCAGTTGTTGATCTAGTTACAAAACAAACAGTTAACAACCAAGAAGTATCAACACTCTTTATTAACTCAGGAAGTATTACAGGAACATTCTTATCTTCTACTGGTGATAACTTTGATTTAGAAGATGATAGTGGTATTCTTTTATTAGAAACAGGAGATGAGATTGACCAAGAAGCACAAGTTCTTTTAACTGGTGTTGACAATACAGATCCAGATGTCATTATTACTTGTGCAATAGACAAAGTGCTTGATAATGTCACTGTAACCCAATCAGGAAGTTACTATACAACAAACGAAGTTATTACAGTTGACAATTCAACCTCCGTTGGTTCTAATGCAAGTATTACAGTAAGAGATGTTCAAGGTTCTATAATAGATTCAATCAAAGTAGAATCAGGTGGTTCTGGTTATGTAATTGGAGATAATGTTGTTGTTGATAATACAAGTGCAGGTGGTACAGGATTAGATGCTGAAGTAAGAGTTGTTAATGGTAGTTTTACTTTAGAAACATCCGATGATAGTGATCGACTTATCAATGAAGAAGGTGACATCATTATTATGGAAGATCAAACAAATAGTGGTCTTGATGACATCACTGATATTTTAATCACAAACAAAGGTCAAGGTTATACAACTGTTCCTACTTTAACAGTTTCAAGTATCGCAGGTACAAGTGCAAGTTTATTTGCCGTAAGTAATAATGCAGGTCGTATGTTAGATGTCAACATACTTGATCATGGTTTCCGATATGAAACTGCACCAATACTTACACCTAAACTTCATATGCAAATTGAAAATCTTTCTTCATCATTTACAGTTGGTGAAACAATTACCATGAACGCTGTTTATGATTTAAACTTAGAACAGTTTGATACAAGAGAAGATCGAGTAGTTTTAGAACCTAATCGTCCTTCCGAAATTTTATTAGAAAGTGATGACGGTGGTATTCAATTAGAAGATGAATCTGGTTTATTCATTACACAAGATTATGAACGAGCAGTTTCAAAGAAAAGTATTTTAGGAACAAGTCCGATTGAATTTTTAAAAGCTGAAGATGGTGATTATTTAATTGCTGAAACTTTAGTACAAGATGATACACTATTTGATATTATTGCTGAAGACAACGATACACTTATTACCGAATCATTATCCACTGCAACTGCCGTTATAGAATCCTATGATGGTGATCGAAACATTTTAACATTAACAAGTGTTGACGGAACATTCTTAGTTGGTCAAACAATTACAGGAAATACTTCAGGTGAAACTGCAACTGTCGTATTAGCAAATCAAGCATCTTTAACATCTACTGTTGGTACAACTGTTACATCATCAGGTGAGTTCGTTAATGTTGATGGTCATGTTTCTGAGTTGACTAAGAAGATACAAGATAGTTTCTACTACCAAGATTATGCATATGTTATTAAAGTAGGTGAAGCAATTACATCTTGGAGAGATGATTTAAAACGTTCTATCCACCCAGCAGGTTTCAATGTTTTTGGAGAAGTTTCTATTCGTACAAGTGTCAATGCACAAATCAAAAAAGGATTTACCTTACTCAATGGATTTGGTGAAGGTGACTTTGTATCTTTACTTGAAGTTATCTTTGCTGAGAAGATTGGTAGACGATTAGGTACAACAACTGACGGCACCTCTGTTCGTGCAAATCCAAATCGTGGTATTGAACAAGATACAGCCTTCAGTGCTAATACAAGAGATGTTACATTAAGTACAGAAAAGATTGTTAAGTTTCCTTCTCTACCAACAGAAACAATTCGTTCAATCGAAGTTCGAACTGGTATTGCAACAATGGGTCCGAGAATTGGTACTTTGCAAAACATACTATATAAGACAAGAACATTTAGTCATCCTTTGTATGACCAGACAAGTGATGATACTGATACCGGAATTACAATAGGATCACTAAACAAGATAGTTCTAACTGGTACACGAAATACAAGTTTAAATGGTCAAGCAGTGCGATTGGGTGAATTTGTAAGTAATCCTAAGATGAAAACAAATTTTGCGATTCCCGCTGAGATTACAAGATCATCTTAAAAAGATGTATAAATAATAAAGTAAATGGAGTTTAATGAAAGATGCCAGCAATAATAACTAACAAATTTCGAGTTCACAGTGCTGAACAATTTAATGAGAGTTTTGGTGAAGCCGGCGATACTTACTATCTAGGCATTGGTCGTCCTCAAGCATTTGTTGATAATCAAGCATTCAATGATGGTACTGATGCAGCCCCACCAACTCCAAACGATGACATAGGGTCTGAGTTTTATGCTTACGATGATATGTTATCTGCTAAAAAGATTACAAGTTCTGATGTATCAATAGTCATTCCAAGAAGAAACTGGACTTCAGGTACAGTCTATGATTATTACAGACACGATTACGGAAACATCAATACAGCAGGATCTACAATTTCTGCTACTTCTGGTGCAACAAATTTATTTGATGCGACCTTCTATGTAATGAATAGTACATATGATGTTTATAAATGTATCGACAATAACAGTGGCGGTGCATCAACAACTGAACCTACAGGTAATAAATCAACAAGTGTATTTACAACTGCTGATAGTTACAAGTGGAAGTATATGTATTCACTAACTGCCGCTGAACAAGCTGCTTTCTTATCAACCGATTTCATGCATGTTTCTACCGAATCAACTGACTACTCTACAACTGCTGGCGCTATTGAGAATGTCAAAATCACAGACGGTGGATCCTCTGGTACTGATAACACTTATACATCTGTCACTATTCGTGGAGATGGCTCTGGTGGTGTTTGTACAGTTGTTGTATCATCTGGTGCTGTAACTTCAGTGACAATAACTAACGCAGGTTCTGGTTATACATTTGCAAGTGTTCTTGCTTCTGATATTGGAAGTGTATCTGGTGCTGATATTGATTTCATTATTTCACCTGAAGGTGGACACGCTACTGATTGTGTAAAAGAATTAGGTGGATTCTTTGTCATGTTAAATGTGGACTTAACACAAAGTGAAAGTGGTGAGTTTACAACTGACAATGACTTTAGAAGAATTGCATTAGTAAGAAATCCCGTTGATAGTACAACAGGTTCAACTGCAACTGCATCAACATTAGATGCAACTAAGTCTATGACTTTTGCTTCTGACCCTGGAACATTTACAGTTGATGAAAAGATTACAGGAAGTTCAACAGGTGCTGTTGGATACGTTGTTGATTACAATACATCAACTTATGTATTAAGATATATTCAACCACAGTTTGCAAATCAAGGTGTTGATGCAAGTGGAGATTTAACAGAGTTTACAGTTTCCGATACTGTCACAGGTGCAACATCTGGTATTTCTGGATCTCCTTCAAGTGTTGATACAACACCTGAACTAACACATGATAGTGGCGATATACTTTATATTGAAAACAGAAAACCAATTTCAAGAGCTGCTGATCAAACAGAAAACATCAAACTCATAGTGGAGTTCTAATAAATTATGGCAACTAACTTTAATGTTAATCCATACTATGACGATTTTAGTGAGGATAAAAATTTTCATCGAGTTCTATTTCGACCTGGTTATGCTGTTCAAGCAAGAGAACTAACTCAACTACAATCTATCCTACAAAATCAAATTTCAAGATTTGGCAATCATATGTTCAAAGATGGTGCTCAAGTTATTCCTGGTGAAGTAACTTATAATCCAGCATATGAATATGTTAAACTTTCTGCTTATTCGACTTCTAGTGTTTCTGATTTACTTGGTACTGTATTTACTGGAGGAACAAGTGGTGTTGTTGCTGAAGTAGTTAATACGGCAGAATCAACTGCAACTTCAGCTGCTACAATATATGTTGCATATAAAAAACAAGGAACAAATAATACAACAAAAAGATTTACAGACGGTGAATCGTTAACAGGTGATGGTGGTGAAACTGCAACTGTTGGTGTAAGTGCTACTGTATTACCAATTGATACTGATGCAACTGGTATTGGTTCTGCTGTCAACGTTCAAGCAGGTGTTTATTATATTAATGGTTTCTTTGTAAGAAATACAGATCAAACTATTGTATTAGACCCATATAGCACATCACCAAGTTATAGAGTTGGTTTTACAGTTACAGAAAGTTTTACTACACCTTCTGGTGATGCATCACTAAATGACAATGCACAAGGATCATCAAACGAAAATGCACCAGGTGCTCATCGATTTAAAATTACATTAACACTTGCTAAAAAAACATTAACAGATACAGATGATGATGTTTTTTTAGAGTTGTTGCAAATTAAAACTGGTAGTTTACAAAGTAAAGTTACTAAAACAGATTATAATATTTTAGAAGATACCTTAGCAAGAAGAACATATGATGAAAGTGGTGATTATGTAGTACAAAATTTTGATATTGATGTAAGAGAACATTATTATGCTTCAGGCGATTCTAAGTATGGTCGTGGTATCTATCGTGGTGTAGAAAATTCAGGTGTAACTTATTATGAAGATGTTTACACAGCAGATCAATCAAAAGCTTTACTTGCAATTGCAATGTCAAAAGGTAAAGCTTATGTTCGTGGTTATGAATTAGATACCCAAGGAACAAATTATGTTACAATAGATAAACCAAGAGATTTTGATACAATCAACAACTCAACAACAGCTGCACAAATTGGAAATTATATTAAGGTTACGAATATTTATGGTTCACCTGATATTGGTTTTGTATCTGGTGAAACTAACGCATTTAAAAAAGTTCGTTTATATAAAACTGCAACTGCAAGTAGAGGTACTGCAAACGTTGGCTCAGGTGCAAATCAAAATTTAATTGGTGTTGCTAACGCAAGATTCTTTGAGTATGATTCAGGTACAGTTGGTGCATCTTCATCTAACACAACATCAATTTACAAACTAGGTTTATTTAATATATCAGCATTCACTCATGTTGCAACTACTGGTTCTATTACACTTGCTGTTGGTGAAACACTAACAGGTGGTACTTCAGGCGCAACTGGTATTATCGAAACAGATAGTGATACTGCAGGATTATACATTCTATCCAATGTTAAAGGTACATTTGTTGCTGGAGAATCTTTATCAGATGAAACAGGAAATACATCTACCGTTGCATCTAATGGTGTAACAACTTATGATTTAGCAAATGCTAAACAAGTTGTAGTTGTTGATGATATTTCAGATGATAGTTCAACTGTTACATTTACTGCTGATACAGTTTTAACAAACGATTCAACTGATCCATTTGATGAATCACAATTAACATTAACAGGATCTATTAGTATTGCAACCGTATCAGACACAACAACTCTTATAGGTAAAGGAACAAAGTTTACAACAGAACTGCTTGCTGGTGATGTTATTGCATTTACAGATGACACTGGTGAAGAAATAACTGCGACAGTTTCATCAATTACAGATGATACAACACTAACATTAACTGCAACTGTCACAACTGCTGATGGTGCCACATCATCTCCGTTTGAAAGAAGACGTGTAAGACTTTACAAATCAGGAGATAATTCTTTAGTATTTAAATTACCTTTTGATACAATTAAAACTTTAAAAACAGCATCTAACAATGAGTTAACAGATACTACATTTACTATAAGACGACAGTTTGTAAAAACACTCAACGGATCAGGTGTTGCCGCTTTTGATGCTGGTGCCAACGAAACATTTGACACTTATGCTGATGCTGATTATACATTATCGATCATGTCATTGGGTGGAGGTGGTTCTGGTGCTGTTGGTGATATTATTGATATTGATGGTAGTACATCTTTTACAGGATCTCCGACTGCAGCTAAACAGTTAACAATTAATTTGGGTTCTGGTTATGCAGGACATAAAGTTAAGTTATATGCAACAATCACAAGAGCAGTTGCAAACGAAAAAACAAAAACATTAGTTGCTGGTCAAACACTAGCAGTTACTACACAGGCAAATGCTCAAGAAGGTAGAATATCTTTAGGCAAAGCAGATATCTATGCATTAAATTCAGTTTACATGGCTGCTGATTTCTCAACAGCGGCAACAACAAGTGATGAAAATATCACTGATCGATTTACATTAGATAATGGGCAAAGAGATAATTTTTATGGTATTGGACATCTTGTTTTAAAACCTGGTCAATCACTACCAACAGGAAGATTATTAATTAACTTTGATTATTTTTCACACAGTGCTGGTGATTATTTTTCAGTAGATAGTTATGCAGGTGCTGTTGATTATGAAAACATTCCAAGTTTTAATTCATCACTAAAAGGTACATTACAATTAAGAGATTGTGTTGACTTTAGACCAAGAGTTGGTGATTATGATATTGCTGGATATGATGGCACTGATACTACTGTTTCCACATTCTTTGATAACGCACAATCACCAGGACCATCAACTGGTGCTGTTGCTGTTGACTTAATTAAACCAGGAACAAATTTCAGATGTGATTTTGAATATTATCTTTCACGTATTGATGCAATTTACTTAGATAAGTATGGATATTTTAAACAGGCACGAGGTGCAGCTGCAATTGATCCGCAAAGACCTGAAAAAATGGATGATGCAATGTTATTATACTATTTAAAACTACCTGCATATACATTTAATACTGCTGATGTAGTAATTAAACCTATTGATAATCGTAGATATACAATGAGAGATATTGGTAAACTAGAAAACAGAATTGAAAATTTAGAATATTATACACAACTTTCATTATTAGAACAAACTGCATTAAATACACAAGTGCAAGATGCTGATGGTTTAGATAGATTTAAAAATGGTTTTGTTGTTGATTCATTTAAAGGACATGATGTTGGTGATACAACTTCATTAGAATATAAATGTGCAATGGACTTACATGAAGGCGTAGTACGACCAGTTTGTTCCACAAGACAAGTTAAAATGATTGAAGTTAATACTACTGATACCCAGAGAACAAACAGTGGTTATAAAAAGACAGGTGATTTAATTACATTACCTTATACCGAAGAAGTTTTAGTACAAAATACAAGTGCAACAAAAAGTGTTAATGTTAATCCTTTTGATGTATTTAATCATATAGGAAACATTAAATTATCACCAGATATAGATGAATGGAAAGATACAAATGTTCGTCCTGATCTTATTGTAAATAATGAATCATTATATAATTCTGTAAAAGATATTCCAAATCCATCATTTGTAACAGGAACATTTTGGAATGAATGGCAATACAACTGGACAGGAACATTTAAAGAAGACACAACATCTGGTAATACAAGAACAACTACAATTGGTCAAACAGGAACACAATCCAGAACAGGTATTAAAAAGACTTTAGGATCAAATGTTATTAAACAATCTCTTGGAGAAAAAGTTGTAGATGTTGCTTTTGCAACTTATATAAGAGAAAACACAATTACATTTACTGCTGAAAATATGAAACCAAATACAAGAGTTTATCCGTATTTTGAAGAAATTAATGTGTCTGTATATTGTACACCAAATGGTGGTTCATTAGGTGATAATCTAGTGACAGATGCTAATGGTTCGTTAACAGGAACATTTGCAATACCGAATCCAAATGTGAGTGGCAATCCAAAATGGAGAACTGGTGATAGAAGATTTAGATTAACAAGTGAATCTGATAACTTTAATAGTAATGATGAAGTTGAAACTTTTGCAACTGCAACATATACAGCAAAAGGATTGATAGCATCACAAGAAGAAACAATTTATGCAACAAGAGTTCCTGCAATACAACAAACCAATTTATATGAATCAGCAACGGCAAAACGAGTATCAAGCACATCAACAACAGTAATAAGACAAAATAATAGTCCTTCAGATCGTGGTGGTGGGGGTCAAAGTTGGACTCCAGAAGTGAGATACAGAAATAATAACATTGTAGCTTATAAAGTAAAAACAGCTACGGGTTCAACATGGCGTGGAACAAAATGGAGTAGAGGAAAATAGATTGATATGGCAATAGCACAAACATTTTTAAACAATATAGGTGAGGGGTGTTTTGTAACATCAATTGATTTATTTTTTCAATCAAAAGATAGTACAATACCTGTTAGTGTTTATTTAACAGAAACTACAATGGAACTTCCTAATATAAAAGAATTACCTTTTAGTAGAGTGACAAAAATTCCCTCTGCTATTAATACATCAACTGACGGATCTACCGCAACAACATTTACATTTGATAGTCCTGTTTATTTACAAGGTGGTGTTCTTTATGGTATATCTGTTGAATCAAATAGTAAAAATTATAAGTTATATGTTTCAGAATTGGGTGGCACTATTCTTGGAACAACAAGACGAGTTTCTGATCAACCATTAGTTGGTAGTTTATTTAAAGCACAAAACGATGGTCCTGCACAAGATACTGCAACCGATGATTTAAAATTTGTATTAAGAAAAGCAAAATTCACAACTTTTACTTCTGGAAATTTAGAATTGCAAAATAATGCTTTATCATCTGAATTATTGACTGCAAATCCAATTGAAACAAATTCATCTGCAGGATCTGGTACTGCATTTGGTGGTAATCCAAAAATTTTAAAAGTAAATCATATCAATCATGGTATGTCAACAGGTGATCGTGTGACTATTGCTGGAGTTACAGGTAATTCATCTAATACATCTAACGGTATTCCTATTAGTGAAATCAACACAACACACACAATTGCTAATGTGACATTAGATAGTTATACAATTACTGTAACTACAAGTACAACTGCTGATGGTGTCATTGGTGGTTCTAGTGTGACTGCAACTTACAATGTGCCGTTTGAAGTTTTATATCCACAAATTGGACAACTTGGTTTTACAGATACAGACGCTAAACATTATGTTCGTGCAACAACAAAGAAATCAATTCATGGTTCTGAAACCGCTTATACAAAGGCAACCGCTGCTAATAAGATACAAATAGTTCCTAACGATAACTTTTATTTCGAAGCACAACAACAAATTGCTTCGGGTATTAATGAAACAAATAATTTATCAAGTGTCAAATCTTTAACATATGAAATTGATATGATTACTGCTAATGAAAATCTTTCACCAGTAATTGATTTGGCAAGAACAAATTTAATTGCTGTATCTAATCGATTAGATAATCCGACATCAGGTAACACAACAGGATTCAAAGATGAAACAGAGGGTAATAGTGGAAGTGTAAGTTCAAAATATGTTACAAAAGAAATTTCACTAGCTAATCCTGCAACTGCATTAGATGTGAGAGTAAGTGCAAACAATCATCCAACTGCATCCATTAAAGTTTTATATAAGTTAAGACGTGTTAATGATAATAGAAGTTTTGATGAAATACCATATGAATATTTTAATAGCACAGGTGTTGCCGATGATACTATTAATTATTCAGAAAGTCGTTCACAATCACCATACAACGGTGATTACTATGATAGTTTCTATGAACAAAAGTTTACAGCAGAAGGACTAGATGAGTTTTCTTCATTTGCAATTAAGATTGTGATGGTAGGAACAAATCCTGCATTTGCACCTAGAATAACAGACATGAGAGCATTAGCACTGGCGGTATAATATGAAAATGATAGTCGAACAGAATAGAAGTTTTGTAAAAGACACAGATTCAAAAGCAGTCATAAATTCTGATCGAAAGGCTTATATCGCTTATATGCAAAGAGTAAGACAAAAACAAAAAGACAATGATAGATTTAGAGATGTTGTAAGAGAAATAAATAATTTAAAAGCAGAAATGTACGAAATAAAAGAATTATTATTAAAGGTAATTAAGTAATGGCAGCTAGAACAGTATTAACAACCAATACATTAGAAGAATTTAGAACGACCTTTAACAGTCTTTCTTCTACTGATATTGGTGATCCAGGTACACTTACAACGACTGCAACAAGTGTTGTTGGTGCGATCAATGAAGTTAATTCAGCGATTACTGCTAATGACTTAGACTTTTCTGCTGATTCGGGATCAAATGGTTCTGTATCAGACGCACAAACATTCGCCCTATCTGGTACTGCAAATCAAATCACAACAACATCAGACGGATCTCAGACAGTTACTTTTGCATTGGCAAGTGCAATTTCTGGTGTTACAAGTTTCACTGCCACTGGCACAATACAAGGTGGCACCATAACTGACGGAACTGCCAGTTTAACAAGTGGTTCAATTACAGGAGCAGTCAATATTACTGCATCAGGCACTATTCAAGGTGCGATTATTAACGGTACAAGTGATGTTCGTATAAATGGTACATCAGTTGCAACAACAAATTTTGCGATTGCCCAAGCAGTTGCATTAGGATAAGTATAAATAGTACAAAGGGATAAAAAATGGCAAACGATTTTAAAAGATTTACAGTAGCCGATGTAAACACAAGTGCAGGTGCATCAGCATCTGCTGTTTATACAGTTCCTTCCTCATCAAGTACAGCAGTTGAATCTATCGTTATCGGTATTACTCTTGCAAACAAATCATCTTCAGGTGTGACTGCAAGTGTATTCTTAGATAACTACGATGGAACCAATGATGTGTATATCGTAAAAGATGCAAGTATACCTGCCGGTTCTTCACTGGAAGTAATGTCTGGTAATAAACTTGTTTTACAAGGGGATGGAACAACAAACGATGCAATTCGTGTAAGTGCAAGTGCATCAAGTTCAGTTGACGCTACAGTTTCAGTTTTAGAGGACGTATAATAAATGGCTTATATAGGAAAGCAACCCGAAACAAAGTTTTCGGCAGCTGCGAAGATAGATAGATTTACAGGTGACGGTTCAACAACCGCATTTGATTTAGCAAATATCATACCTGCAGGTGGTGAAAACTCACTGATGGTTTATATCGACAATGTTCGACAAGAACCAGGTTCTTCCTATGCCTTTACAGTTGGTAATGATGGTTCAGGTGATCTCAAAAGAATTACTTTTACATCCGCACCTGGAAGTTCTGCTTCGATTTATGTTATCACACCATTTGAAGCAACAACGATGGCAGGTCCCGCTAACGGAACAATCACATACGCCAAACTATCCAACGATTCAAACAATATCATCTCTGGTGCAACTGCATTAACATCATTAGAAGGTGCTGACTTATTATCAGTGTATGATAATTCTGCTTCGACAATTAAAAAAGTTACAAATACAAATTTAACTGCTAACTTAGACATTTCAGGACAAACTGCTGAAACAACTGTAGCAAATGATGATTTGGTTCTCATCTATGATACGTCTGCTAGTGCAATTAGAAAAATGACAAAATCAAATTTTGCACCAGCAACAACATTTACATATACATCTGGCACCGATACAGGTGATGGATCAACAACAGGTTTCACAATAAATAGTGGTAGAAGTGTAAACGATATTTTAGTGATTGTCAATGGTATTATTTTAACACCAACAACAGACTATACAATATCATCTACTACTTTAACATTTACAACAGCACCGGCATCTGGTGCTCAAATAGATTTTAGGTACTTACCGATATAAGGAATAACAAATGGGATCAATTGCAAGAACAATATCTAATCAAATAGGAACAGACGGAAAACTAAACGCTGCTGGTTTAGATTTAGCAGATAACTTTGCATTTACAGGTACAGTGAGTGGTGTTGGTAAGATTGGTCAAGTGGTAGCTACTAGTAATGCTATGTCCACAACTTATATTACATCTACTAGCCCTGTGGCTATATCAGGTTTTAGTGTAACAATAACTCCTACATCTGCTAGCTCTAAAATATATGTTCACGCTACCTTTTCAGCTACACAGGATGGATATAACAATGGTACTTTATCTTTCTGCCAAATTTTTAGAGGTGGTACTCAAATCAAAAGTATTGTTGCTGGTGGTGATACAGGAAATGGCGATTATGGTCATGCTGTAGTTTTAAGTGCATATGATAGTCCAGCTACTACAAGTGCTGTTACCTATAATATTTATGCTCAAGTTCAAAATTCATCATCACAATTTAGACCAACAGGCAATTCAGATACTATTACAGCATGGGAGATATTACCGTAATGACAATAAATTTAGGAACTGCGATTCAATCTTTGAACAAAAAGGGTGGTAATAACCATGAGTTTATAGTAAATGGTGAACCAACTAATGAAACAGAATATAACAGTAATGTTAACTATATTTCTGGTGCTGATGAAAATGGTATTGCTATCTTCTCTGATACCAAACCTTATACTTGGGATGAAGTCAATGCTGAAAAAACTTTACTACAAACTGAGTATGACAACAATGAGTATCAAAGAAATAGAGCAGATGAGTATCCAGACTTAAAAGAACAATTAGACAAACTTTACCACGATATAAACAATGGAACACTTGACAACACAGGAGATTTTTATACTGCCCTTAAAACTGTTAAGGACAAGTATCCAAAATAAATAGAGGAGATAATTAATGGCAAGAACTAAATTAGTTAACGGTGAAAGAATAGCACTAACTGCTGAAGAAGAAGCCGCAAGAGATGCTGAAGAAGCTGCTTGGGCTGCAGGTGCATTTGACAGAGCAATCGCTGATGTCAGATCAAAAAGAGATCGTCTTTTAGCAGCAACAGACTATTTGGCACTTTCTGATCAAACTCTTACTGCTGATATGACAACATATCGTCAGGCATTAAGAGATATCACAGACGGTGTTTCAACCACAGATGACATAGACGCAATTACTTGGCCGACAAAGCCATAATATAGAAGGATTTAAATGCCGCTAACAAAAGTCACATCAGGTGCAATCACAGATAGTGCTATTACAACAGCAAAGATTGAAGATGGTACAATTGTAAACGCTGACATTAGTGCCTCAGCAAATATTGCTCAATCAAAACTCAGTCTTTCACTACCGACTATTTCTTCTATCTCTATTCAGAATAGTCAAGGTGCGATTCCACCAAGTGACACATCATTATACTTTGATATTATCGGTACAAACTTTTCCAATCCTTCGACTGTTGAATTATTAAATAGTTCAACCAATGCTTCAACCAATGCGACCACAGTTACTTATGTCAGTGCTACTCAATTAAGAGTAACCGCATCACTAAGTGCGGGTACTTATAAAATTCGTGTAACAAGAAGTGATGGTTTTGCTGGAATCTCAGCAACAGCATTGTTAACAGTCAGTCAAGCAGTTTCATGGTCAACCTCTGCTGGTTCTTTAGGAACTTTTGATGAGGGTGTTGCCATTTCGACCATTACATTATCAGCAACTTCCAATAGTGCTATCACCTATGCGATTCAATCAGGAAGTTTACCAACAGGTTTAAGTTTAAATACATCAAACGGTGAAATCACAGGAACACCAAGTAGTGTTGCTGCTGATACCACTTCTACATTTACAGTTCGTGCCACCGATGCTGAAAGTCAATTTGCTGATAGAGAGTTTAATATTACTGTCACAGATATTGTGATATTTCAATCATTGAGATTTAATGATAATGATAATCCTTATTTAAATAAAACTATGGCAACTGGTACAAGTAGAAGAATATTTACTTTTTCAACTTGGGTAAAAAGAAGTGTTCTCGGTAGTTTTCAATATATATTTACTAATTCTCCACAATCTAGTTTTGATGCTGTAAGATTTAATAATGATGATAGTTTAGATGTAAGATTTAACGCCAACACATATACTGTTAATACAAATAGATTATATAGAGATGTTTCTGCTTGGTACCATATATTGGTGTCAGTGGATACAACTCAGGCAACTGATTCTGATAGAGTAAAGATTTATACAAATGGTGTGTTAGAAACATCCTTACAAGGAAATACATATCCTACACAAGATTATGATACTGCTTTCGGTGTTAGTGGTCAAACATATCAAGTATCAGCAAATACTTGGGGTATTGACCAACCATTTGACGGCTACATGGCAGAGGTTCATTTCATTGACGGACAAGCATTGACACCTTCATCTTTTGGTACTACAGGATCCAATGGTCGTTGGAAACCAAAAACATATTCTGGTACTTACGGCACCAACGGATTCTACTTAGACTTTGCTGACAGTGGAAACTTAGGAGATGATGAAAGTGGAAACACAAATGACTTCACCGCAAACAATTTAGCTGCTATTGACCAAGTAACAGATACACCACAGAATAACTTTGCTACAATGATTCCTGCTGCTAATTTAACAATTAGTGAAGGCAATTTAAATTTTACACATAATAGAACAAGTAATTGGGACGGAACAACTGCAAGTATGGGTGTTCAAACTGGTAAATGGTATTATGAAGCAAAATTAACAAGTACAGATTCTAACCCAAGACATGATATAGGATTTGTGGGAAACCCAGAAACATGGACAGTTGTAGTAGATGGAAAAGGTACTGCTGGAGACCCTATTAGTAATATGACTAATGCTTATTGGTTTCATTCAAATACAAATTCCGCCGGATATTTAAATACAACAGGCACTTATGGAAGTAATGTTAGTCAATGGGGAATAGCGAGTGGTGATATAGTTGGAGTTGCTCTTGATTTGGATAATCAAAAAATTTATTTTCATAAAAACGGCACATATTATGGTGCAGATGGTAATTCTTCTAACCCTACAAATGGTACTAACCCCGCTTATTCTAGTATTACAACTGGCATACATTACAGACCATTTTTAATGGTAAGAAATGATGGTTCTGCAAATAACACTATATCCATGAATTTTGGCAATCCATCTTTTACAATATCAAGCGGTAATTCAGATGATAACGGATATGGAAACTTTGAGTATGCCCCACCATCCGGTTACCTTGCTCTGTGTACAAACAATTTGCCAGAACCTACGATTAAAGATTCAAGTGATTATTTTAATACTGTTTTATATACAGGTGACGGTAATGATGATAGAACTGTAACAGGAGTAGGATTTCAACCAGACTTTTTATGGATTAAAGAAAGGTCTAGTACATCTTCACATAGAATATTTGATTCAAGTCGAGGTGCATCTAAACGAATAGAACCAGATAATACCAATGCAGAATCGACTGATACAACAAATCATAAATCATTTGATGCTGATGGATTTACTCTTGGCACAAGTGGTTCTACAAATGAAAATTCACAAACTTATGTCGCTTGGAACTGGAAAGCAAACGTAGGGAGTACATCATCTAACACAGATGGAAGTATCACCTCAACAGTTCAAGCGAATACGACTGCAGGATTTTCTATAGTCACTTATACAGGAACAGGAAGTAATGCTACTATTGGTCATGGACTAGGTAAAGCACCTTCATTTTTAGTAACAAAAGCAAGAAACACTGCAGGATATGCTTGGATTGCTTGGCATAATGCTTTAACAGGTGATGAATCAATTGAACTTCAGTCAACTGATGCAAAATCAACAAATTCAACGTCTTGGAATAGTACAGTACCAACTAGTTCTGTATTTAGTGTTGGAACAAGACTTGGAACAAATGCAAATGGAACTACTTATGTCGCCTACTGTTTCGCAGAAATAGAAGGATATAGCAAGTTCGGTAAGTACACAGGGAATGGAAGTACAAATGGAACATTCGTCTATACAGGCTTTAAACCTGCTTGGTTAATGGTTAAAAGAACGGATAGTGCAGGTGAAAACTGGACAATGTTTGATAATAAAAGAGATGGATATAATGTGAATAATGATATGTTAAAAGCAAATGTATCTGAAACTGAAGATGCCGCAGGTAATTTTTTTGATTTATTATCTAATGGTTTTAAAGTAAGAGAAATTGCCGCAAGACATAACGCATCTGGTGGCACCTATATCTACATGGCATTTGCCGAAGCACCCTTCGGAGGAATACTTACTAACGAAGCAACAGCGAGGTAAATCATGGGTTCTTTGACAAAGGCAACCACTGAAACATTCGGACCAGGTGGTGTCAACTCTACAAATATTCAAAACGAAGCAATCACTAACGCTAAGATAGCATCTGATGCCGCTATTGCTAATTCTAAATTAACAATTACCTTTCCGACCATCAGTTCTTTAAGTATTACAAACGGTCAACCTGCTGTCTATGATACGGAAACAGTCGATATCAATGGTACTGATTTTACTAATGGTGCTCGAGTAGATTTTATTCATAGTACAACCAACGCTGTTATTAATTTACCAACAGTGACTTTTGTGAGTGCTACTCAATTACGTGTAACAATTCCTGCTTCTACATTAACAGAGGGAACTGATTATAAAATTCGTGTAAGTAATCCAGACGGATTGGCTGCTACTTCAATAGGCACCGTTTTATACTCAGAAACCGTAAGTTTTTCAACATCTTCTGGTTCATTAGGAAGTGTCGGTGAAGGAGAGAGTGCCAGTTTCTCTGTAAGTGCTTCTTCGAATAGTGCTATTTCCTATTCCGTGACATCTGGTAGTTTACCAACAGGTTTATCTTTAAATTCATCAACTGGTGCTATTACGGGTACAGCACCGTCTGTTGCCGCTGACACAACTTCAACATTTACGATTACAGCAACAGATGCTGAATCACAAACGGCTAGTCGTTCTTTTAGTATTACCGTGACTAACTTTGTGATTGATAATTCCCTTAGATTTAATGATAATGATAGTGCTTATTTAACTCGTTCAACAGGAACAACAAACAAAAGAACTTTTACTGTTTCTGTATGGGTAAAAAGAACTACTTTAAACGCAAGACAAACTATTTGGGCCAGTGACCAAAATACAAATGACACAGGTGACGGAAGTAAAGGGGGAAGTGGAAATTATATTAGTTTTTGGAATAATGGTGAATTTTATTTTGGTGGTTTTGGTGGAAGTTTTCAAGTTAGAGCAGATGGACTCCAACGAGATGTAAGTGCTTGGTATCATATTGTAGCACAAACAGACACTACTCAAGCAACAACAAATGACAGAGGAAAACTCTGGATAAACGGTGTTCAACAAACAACTTATACTTCTATGATTGGACAAAACACCGATGTTAAATGGGCAACTAATAGAATAGGTGTAAGAAGTGATGTAGCAAATTATTCTGATTCTGTAAACCTTACTGCTTATGCAGATGGATATATTGCTGAACTTCATGTTGTTGACGGACAAGCGTTAACTGCTTCTGACTTTGGTGAAACAGATTCAACAACAGGTGCTTGGGTACCAAAAAAATATACAGGCACTTATGGAACAGATGGATACTACTTAGACTTTTCAAATAGTGCTGATTTAGGAAATGATTCATCAGGAAACAATAACGATTTCACACCAAGCAATCTAGCTGCCACGGATCAGACAAGTGATACACCGACTAATAACTTTTGTACTTTGAATCCTTTATCAAATGCTATGGGTGGAACATTAAGCGAAGGTAATCTTCAAATTGTATCTAGTGGAAGTGATAAACATTGTTTTTCTACTTTTGGTTTAACTAGTGGAAAATGGTATTTTGAAGTTAAAGATATAAGTCAAGGTGGTCAATTTAAGGTATTTGCTCTTACAGATGCCGACCACAATGATACTACTCCAGGTACTAATCAATGCCATATAATTTTTTCCACTGGTGAAACGAGTACAAGTGGAACTGCTAACAGTAATGCAGGTGCTATGACCACTGGTGATATTTTAGCAGTAGCAATTAATTTAGATGATGGTGAAGTCTATTTTACTAAAAATGGAAATATTGATACAGGTTTAACTGCTCAAGCAACTGGAATTTCAATAAGTGGGCGTAAAAGAGATTTTAGAATTTCAGCATTTGAATCATCAGGAACACCATCAACTGCAGGATTTAATTTCGGCAATCCCTCATTCTCAATCTCATCTGGCAACAGTGATGAAAACGGATATGGAAACTTTGAGTATGAACCACCAACAGGTTACCTTGCTCTGTGTACAAACAACTTACCGAATGTTACTATTGCTGATCCTACTGAGTATTTTAATACTGTTTTATGGAATGGTAATAGTAGTACACAATCTATAACAGGTGTTGGATTTCAACCAGATTTTGTTTGGTTAAAAAGTAGAACTAATACTGCATCTCACAGATTAAATGATTCAAGTAGAGGTGTTAATAAACAATTAGCAAGTAATGCAACAGATGCTGAAAGTGAATTTACTACAATGTTGACTTCATTTGATAGTGACGGATTTACTTTAGGTGATAATGTAGGTATCAATGGAACAGGATATACAAATGTAGGTTGGTCTTGGAAAGCAAACGCAGGGAGTACATCATCTAACACAGACGGAACTATTACCTCAACAGTTCAAGCGAATACGACTGCAGGATTTTCTATAGTCACTTATAGTGGTAATGGTAGCACAGGTACTGTTGGACATGGGTTAGGTGCTGTACCTAAACTTTATATTGTTAAAAGACGAAATGGTGATGGTTGGAGTTGGTACACATATTCAGTTCATAAAGGAGCAGGACATACACTTTATTTAAATTCTACTAGTGTAGGAGATGTAGATACAACAGTTTGGCAAAACACATCACCAACAAGTAATGTTTTTTATGTAGGTGCGAGAGATGGTGTTAATGGTAGTGGTGGTAATATGGTCGCCTACTGTTTTGCAGAAATAGAAGGATATAGCAAGTTCGGTAGCTATACAGGGAACGGAAGTACAGACGGAGCATTCATCTATACAGGGTTTAGACCTGCTTTTACTTTAATTAAAAGAACAAATGCTATTCAAGCATGGGTATTACATGATTCAGCTAGAGCAGGATATATAAATCCAACTGATAATTATGTTTATGCAAATGCAACAAATGTAGAAGCAGAAGATATAGACCACGATTACTTATCAAATGGATTTAAAATAAGATCAAATTTTAATGATACTAACGCATCGGGTGGCACATACATCTACATGGCGTTTGCTGAAGCCCCCTTTAAATCGGGTACAGGTGCTACAACTATCGAAGGAACAGCGAGATAAGTATTATAAATAGAATAGAAGGAATTAAATAAATGGCATATATCGGAAGATCACCTTTATACGGAAGTTTTGAAAAACAACCACTTTCGCCTGACGGATCAACAACAACATTTTCACTTGATTATACAGTCGGTTCAAGTTCTTCAATACTTGTATCTATTGCAGGTGTTGTCCAAGAACCGGAAGTTGCATACAATCTAACCTCTGGTGGTACACAGATTGTCTTTGCCTCTGCTCCCGGTTCTTCAGATACTGTCTTTGTTGTTTATCTTGGTGTTACAACGGAAGTTGCAACTCTGGGTACTGGTGCCATTACCGGTTTAACTGAACTTGCAGAAACACGAGCAGATAATGATTACTTTATTGTTTACGACACATCAGCAGGTTCACTCAAAAAGATTCAGGCATCCAATGTTGCCAGTGATTTAGATATTAATGGGTCAACTGATTTAGCGGCAACTCCAGCTTCAGGTGATGAGTTTGTTGTGTACGATGCATCAGCAGGTTCAAACAAAAAAGTTGCTTATTCATATCTTGTACCCTCATTAACTTACACTTCAGGAACTGATACTGGTGACGGATCAACAACAGGTTTCACAATCGATTCAGGTAGAAGTGTTGCTGATGTTTTAGTGTATGTCAATGGATTTAATTTAGTACCAACAACTGACTACACAATTTCAGGTACAACATTAACATTTACAACAGCCCCAGCATCTGGTGCTGAAATCGCTTATCGTTATCTACCATTATCTGGTACTGCCACATATACTAATGGCACCGATACAGGTGATGGATCAACAACAGGTTTCACAATCGATTCTGGAAGAACAGTCGAAGATGTAATCGTAACTGTCAATGGTGTAACACTAGTTCCAACAGACGACTATTCAATCTCAGGAACTACATTAACATTTGTTACAGCACCGGCATCGTCTGCTGAAATTTCTTACAGATATTTAAGATTAACCTAATGACATGGAGGTCTTATGGGAAGTATTATTAGAACAGCAGCCAATAATGTTGGCGCCAGTGGAGTATTCTCATCTAGTGCCTTCAATAATGCCTCACTAAACTCCGTTACAAGTTTACCAACTGCCGTTGACGGCAAGATGAAACTGATTTCATCACAAACAGCATCAGCTAGTTCTTCTATTTCATTTACATCTGGTATTGATTCCACATACAAAACTTATTGTTTTAAGTTTATTAATATTCATTGTTCTGCTGATGATATAACTTTTGGAATAAATTTTTCTACTGACGGTGGCAGTAATTATAATGTCACTAAGACTACAACATATTTTAGAGCATACCACGATGAAGCAGATACATTTAATGGTCTTATTTATGATACAGTTGGTGATTTAGCACAAGGTACAGGCGACCACCAATTAGGCAGAGGATTAACAGGTGATGAAAATGATTTAAATACAAATTTAGAATTATGGTTATTCAACCCCTCATCTACCACTTATGTAAAACATTTTGTGTCTGAATTAACACATAGTATTTTAACAAGTGGAAATGCGCCCTATCATCAACATATTTTTACAGCAGGATATGGAAACACCACATCAGCAATTAATGCTGTTAGATTTCAAATGTCATCAGGCAACATTGATGACGGAACAATAGCACTATACGGAATAGCATAATGGGAACACGAATTACATCACTTGCCAATAACTTTGACACAACAGGAAAGTTAAAGGCAGCAGGTATCAACAATGCCAGTTTAAGTGGTATTACAGCGTTGCCTTCTGGTGCTAATGCTGGTAAAATGACTTTACTCAGTACACAAACAGCATCTGCTAGTGCTTCTTTAAGTTTTACATCAGGTTTAGATTCAACTTATGATGCTTATTGTTTTAAGTTTATTAATATTCATCCAGGAACAGATAATGTTACTTTACAATTTCAAGGTTCAACTGATGGTGGTTCTAATTACAATACAACAATGACAACAACTGTTTTTATAGCAAAACACCATGAAGATGATTCGGCCACACAATTAGTTTATAGAGCTGGACAAGACCAAGCACAAGGCACAAACTATCAAACAATTAGTGAAGAAGATGGTGCTGATAATGACCAAAATACCAGTGGTGAATTGTGGTTATATAATCCTAGTTCTACTACATATGTTAAACATTTTATGAGTAGAATAAGTGTTGCACATAGTGCTGATAGAGCAACAGATGTGTATGCGGCTGGTTATTTCAATACCACATCAGCAATCAATGCTGTTGATTTTAAATTTACTTCAGGTAACATAGACGCTGGCACTATCAAATTATTCGGAGTATCAACAAGTTAATGGGACAGGCAACAAGAAACATCGCTAACAGTTTTACAACCAGTGGAGTTATTACTTCCAGTGCTGTCAATAATACATCTTTAGGAAACATTACTGATTTATCATTAGGCGGTTCTTTGATATTGATTAGTGAATCTACAGCATCTGCTAGTAGTTCAATAAGTTTTACGTCTGGTATTGATTCGACTTATGATGAGTATTGGTTTGTATTAAATAATTGTCACCCTTCAGTAAATACAGGTGGTCTAGGTATTAATTTTTCTACTGATGGTGGAAGTAATTGGAATGTCACCAAAACGACTACAAGTTTTGTAGCACAGCACGCTGAAAATGATACAATTGCTCAACTAGATTATCAAACTGGTTATGATTTAGCACAATCAACAGCAGACCAAGAAATATGTCAAAATGTTTATACAGGAAACGATGAATCTGTATCTGGTATTGTAAAATTATACAATCCAAGTTCTACAACTTATGTAAAACATTTTATTTCTGAAACAAACAGTGTATTTGCTAGTGCTAGAAGTTGGCATAATCTTGTTGCTGGATATTGTAATACTACTTCAGCTATTAATGGTGTTATTTTTAGATTTGATACAGGAAACATAGATGCCGGCACAATACAAATGTTTGGAGTGAAATAAATAGAACTATGGGTGCTAATACAAGAGGATTTGCTAACTTACTCAACACAGACGGCACTTTTCTGTCTGGTGCTATCAATAACACTTCCGTATCAGGTATCACTGATTTACCGACAGCTGCTAAGAGTGATTTAGTGTTGATTTCCTCTCAGACTGCTAGTGCTAGTGCTTCTATTAGTTTCACATCAGGTATTGATTCTACTTATGATGAGTATTGGTTTATATGGAATGATGTTCACCCGGCTAATAATGATACTCCATTTTCTTTTAACGGAAGCATAGATGGTGGTAGTAATTATAATGTCACAAAAACTACTACTTTTTTTCAAGCACAACACAGAGAAGATGATGCTTCAGCATCACTAGATTATAGTACAGGTAATGATATTGCACAAGGTACAGGATATTCAAATATTAGCAGTGGAACTTCAAATAATAATGATGCTTCTTGTTGTGGTATATTGAAATTGTTTAATCCTTCATCTACAACTTATGTAAAACATTTTATTTCTATTGGTAATGGTGACCACCCTAATTCTTCAAGAAATGTTTTTAATGCAGGATATTTCAATACCACATCAGCAATTAATGCTATCGATTTTAAATGTGTTTTCGGAAATATTGATGCCGGAACAATATACTTATACGGATTAAAATAATGGGAACAATAACAAGAGCATTAGCAAATAATATTACAACCGGCGGTGTTGTATCAGCATCGGGTATCTCCAATACCAGTGTAAGTGCTGTGACTTCTCTACCATCAGGTTGTGATGTAGGAGACTTTTTTTTGATTAGTGAACAGACAGCATCTGCTAGTGCTTCTTTAAGTTTCACATCAGGATTGGATTCAACATATGATGCTTATTGTTTTAAGTTTATTAATATTCATCCAGCTACTGATGGAACTGCTTTTCATTTTAACGGAAGCACTGATGGTGGAAGTAATTATAATGTGACTAAGACATCAAGTTTTTTTCAAGCATATCACAGTGAGAGTGACAGTGTTACTTCTCTTGGTTATGGTCCTTCTGAAGATTTGGCACAATCAACATCATATCAAATATTATTTAATGATTTAGGTAATGCTAGTGATGAAAATGGTAGTGGTGAATTATGGTTATTTAATCCTAGTAGCACCACTTATGTAAAACATTTTATGGGAACTTCAAATAGAACAAACTTAAATGATATTTCTATCAATACTTATTATGGAGGATATTTTAATACAACTTCAGCAATCGATGCTATTGATTTTAAAATGGCATCAGGTAACATAGACGCTGGCACAATCAAATTATTTGGAGTAAAGAAAACATAATGGGAACAATTACAAGAACATTTACAAATAACATTGGATCAAATGGTGTATTAGGTTCAAGTGCTATCAATAATGCTTCGTTAAACAATATTACATCAATTACTGGTGTGAGTTTGAAATTATTGACGACTGCTACAGCTTCAGGTGATTCTACGATATCATTTACTTCTAATATAGATTCAACTTATGATGAATATTGGTTTGTTTGGAATACTATTCATCCAGCAACTGACGGTGCTGATTTTCAGTTTCAAGGCAGCACAAATAGTGGAAGTTCTTATGGTGTGACAACAACTTCAACTTTTTTTGGTGCTAGTCAATCTGAGGGTGGTGTTGGAGGACAGGTTTCATATACAACTTCTATGGATTTAGCACAATCAACATCTTTTATACCTTTAAATCCTGATGTTGGTAATGATAATGACCAACAAACAAGTGGTATTTTAAAAATATATAATCCTAGTTCTACAACTTATGTAAAACATTTTATGACTAGAAGTATGAGAGTAGATGCTGGAGATTATGTTGTTGATTGTTATTCAGCAGGATATTTAAATAGCACATCAGCAATCAATGCTATTCAGTTTAAGTTTGATTCAGGAAATATAGATGCCGGCACAATCAAATTATATGGAGTTTCATAATGGCAATCAGTAAATTAAAAACAGGAAGTATCACAGACGAAACAATCACTTCAGCAAAGATTGATAATGGTGCGATTACCAATGCAAAAATCAATGCGTCTGCTGGTATCTCTATTAGTAAAACCGTATTCACTGGTGCTCAACCAACTA